TTCCATTGCCCTGAATCGACACTTTCCAAGTCCGACAGGTAGACTCTTACTCTATCGCCAATAGCGATCCGCATCCCTTTAAGATTGACGGGAACGGTAATAACCGTTTGCAGGAATGATTGATTGACTTGCTTAAATGCTATTCTTTGCGCTGCGTATCGGTTGTCCGTGAACGGCAGCTTGATTTCTTCTTCTAAGACCTCGCCGTTGTCTCTAGCAATAGCTCCCGAAACGGTGACGGGGCCAAACTCCATCATCTTGTATTGCTCTGTGGGATCAATGAATAATCCCTTAATCTGATTTAGACGGTCAGATCTTGGTATAGCGGTTCTGATATCGACTTTGCCAATGATGTCATCTTCGGTTATGTCCTCAGATGCCGGTACAAATATCCCTGCGTGGACTATGTACTTGCCTTGGCTGTATGCCAAAGAACCGTTCATGCCGCTTAATATCTTCTCTATAGACTTTGCGTATGGGTCAGCGCCGAAGATAACGCCACTGCCAAAGAATCTTTTCTGGGTGGCAGAGTTAGGGATAGGTACTAACGTGTCGCAAGCATCTGCCGCTGTTATGATGGCCGACCAATCGATTTTAGTCGCAGAAATCCCCAATCCAAATTCTGAATCCATTAGGTAATCGGCAATCATTAACGCAGGATTCTTGCCTTGTTCGCCTCGGTCTATAGACGCAGTGCTTAGGCTGTCGTCATCGTATTTAACGTATGCAGCATTTGTTGGGCTGTTTCCAGCGAATGCAGGATTACCGCTGTTTGCGGCTACCTCTAATCGAGGGTCGTAAACCTTCTTTCCTTGCACTAATGCTTTTATATTCTGAACCGTTCCAACTTCGTCCCAGACTTCCCTAGAGCCTTCGTTAATAGTCCATCGGGTATACAGGCTTGCCACTCCGTTGCCGAGATGCGTTGCCAGATACTCCGTTGCCGTTTTAGCATCGGCCCTTAACCCCGCGTAGACCGTTTGAGAGGTAGCGCCTAATCGAGTGTCGATGTATACAATCGTTTCGCTCGTTCCAGCCTCGTTATTCTTAGGCCCGAAGAAGCCGCTAGTTACTAGCTTAGTGGTAGGGTTGTAGACACCTGAGTTTGTTAAGTCGATAATCTTATCGTCGAAATAGATTTTCTTGATGGCCGTTAATTCGTGACCAGCTAACGCAACTACTTGGTGCATATATTTGTTGTTAGCGCCTGACACTTGAGCGTAAGTCAAAGGCCCACTAACCAGAGTCTCGCCGTATACTAACTTTCTTGGCTCAGTCGTAGATCGCACTGTTGTTTGACGGCTTCGATCATTGTCATCTACAGAGAAGTTTATTTTTGGCTTCAGCAATCTTGATGCAGCGACTACAGCGGTGGTCGCCACAACTAAAGCTGCGATGCCGCTTCCAGCAGCGCCCATCGTCGCTATAAAAGTAATTCCTGAAGCAATAAACGCAATTACTGGTGGCATAGCTTCCATCCTAGAGATATGTATTCGCTTGGAAGTCGAGCCAAGCCTTTATGGGTCAAGCAAATGGCCTGATCCCCTAATTTTATTCCCAGCAACTGATTGTCTGGGATTGTCACCATAACAGGGCTTCCGTCTTCTAGCCCTTTGATGTCACTGGTTGACTCGCCCAATACTGTTGAGACTGTATCCTCTAAGTCTCCATTAGACTTGATGATGTCGTAAGCCTCTTGCTCCGAGTTGTAACTAAAGTCAGCCAAATAATCCTTTCCTGTAAGCTCCTTGGCGATAAACCCTGCAAACTGGCAGCAATCAGCATCGCCATAAGTAAAATCTCTACGCTCCCATTTGTTTAACGCTTGTAAGATTCTTAGCTGCATTAGCGCATGTATTGCTTATCAGGGATTGTATCGTCCGAATCGATTCCCGGTGTTGAACTACCAGATCCTCCTTTCCTGACGCCCCAATCCAAAGTGATGTCTTGCATCTCTTGCAAGTGAGTAAAGAAGGTGTCGCCAGAGAACTTCGCTTGCTGTGACGCATTCGTGTAAAGCAGATTAGAAGACCGCTCGAACATGGCGAGTTCACTTTCTGCACTTAGGGCTATGGTATCTCCGCCATCTCCGCCGAGCCTTACGTCCATAGTATCTATGAAGCCATTCCATATAACGTCAGGAGTCGCCACAAGGTTGTCATCGTCGTTTAGAGCGCCAACGTATAGCGTGACAGGTCTTTGGTAGTAAACTTCCTTAACGGCCTCTGCTACAAGCCCAGCATCCAGACCGGACAAGGTTAGTTCAATGTTGTATGGGCTGATTTCCTCGCCTTCTTGGATCGTGCTGATCTGTCCTAGATCGCCAGTACCAAGCCAGTTGACGTTACCGCTACCATCGTCCCAAGTGTAAGTCCCCAGCCCGTTGTGGAGTCTTATCGTCCCAGCAGAGCTTGGATCGAACTCCAGCTTTACAAATACGATCGGATTTACATGACTTGCCGCATAACTTGCTGCTGTGTTTGATGCTAGATCTCTACTCACGCTAGAACGTCCTCAATGGCTTCTATATTAAAGGTCGAGTATATCCCCGGCTGCGTGTCCCATCCAGTTGATCCGGTCATTATAAACACGCCGAAGGGGTTAATAAGCTCTACAACCTCTCCTGCTGATGACACTCTTACTTCTGGCGATACCTTTATGGCAATGGTAGTGCTTGTGCTAGTCACATCCTCGGTACACATAAACATTTGGTTATTGGCGCTTAGGTAGTCGCCGCTTTTTACTGTTAAAGATGTACTAACCGTTCGTGTGCAATTTAGTGTTCCGCCCGTACTAGATGCGGTAACTAAACCTGTTTGCGCTCCAGTCCCTCTTCTAGAAAAGGCGTGATCTTTTATGCTAAACCTATGTCTTTGCCCCTCCAGCATGACCATGAACGCTTGCATTTTAGCCCTATCTTCCCCAAAAAGATTCTCAAAGGACAGAGATATTCTCCAGTGCGAACCTTTTCTAGCAGCCGTCTGAACTGCCTTAGTGAGAGGGCTTTCAAAGATGCGGCTATTAGTAACCAGCTCCCAGCTAGAAGTGCTAGGCAGTACGTTCGGTACTTTATCGGAGAATATAAAAGTTGTCATACGAACCTGCGCCTCCTCATGAGGTTTTGTATATTCTGAGTGGTTGACTCAGCGGTTTGCTTCATTGCTGCTCTGATCTTCTGATCTACGCTCGCGTCTGCACCTCTGGCGTCTACATTGTTAATAATTGTTATACCGCCACCACCACCAACGGCATTTTTGAGTTGATCGTTGCTCGATATACGACCTGATCCTCCCATCGTCAAAAGCTCTGGGCCTCGCTCACCGACTAAGTATGATTGGCCGCCTCTAACTTGACCGCCAGTTGCCCTTGCTGCCGCTGCCGCTCCACTTAAAGCTGTCACTGCCGCTGCTAGTGGCCCAGTAATACCTATTGCCGTCGCCATCGCTGCGGGTGCCGCTGCTGGGCCTACAACTGGGATCGCTGCTGTGCTTGTAAAGGCATTGATTCCCGCCATGATGCTTTGCGCTTGAGCCGTCAAGCCCATGTATGTTGCAGCAGACACAGCAGTCGCCTTGCCCATCAACTTCTCTACTGCCGCCAAAGCAATCCGTTTAGCTATCATTTGAGAAATAGCGCCTAAGAATGCCTTCAGCATCCCTTTGGTAAACTCTAAGAATGCCTCTTTGACGGTCATTGTGCCTGTCAGGATGCCTTCAAAAGCGTTAGCCATGTTGGATTCTAGGCTCATCGCCATTGCAACTTGCATGGCATCTATTCTTCCAACCGCCTCTCTAGTTCCCTCCACCCATTGATCAAGATAACTTTTATTGGCCTCTGCCTGTATCTGCGCTGTTTGAATTGCGATGGACTGAACTGCTGCCGCGTACTGCTCTTGAGTCATTAACCTCTGTGTAACTTCTTCGCCAAGCGCGTTTGTATAGGTGGCTTCTGCATCCTTAAGGCTGTTTAACGCCTTTAATTGCCGGTCGAGATTGTGTAGCTGTTGCTCCGTCTGGTTCATTCCCGCAGTCATGATGCTGTCAACAAATGATTGCGCTTGCGTCACTTGAGCTTGTGCTTGTTTAGCGGATTGAAGGGCTAGGTTTAATCTCTTCTTGTTCTCAGCCTCAGTTGTCGCAGTAATCTTTTGCTCAGTCACGGTTGCGTGAGCCAGTATGTTCTGATCTATCTCTCGCCTTAAATCTGCTAAAGCCTCTTGATCCCCTCCAGCCTCTCTGACCAACTCAACTTGCTTTTGGTATTGCGCTTCTTGCTGAGAGATAAACTGAGTATGAGCATCCGAATACATAACTTGCTGCTTTCGGATAGAATCTTGAACCGTGGTATTAGCTTGCTCTCTTAACCTGTCAAGACGCTCCTTTTTCTTGGCTTCTTCCTTTACTTGTCTGCTAGAAGCCTCAGCAGAACCTTCAACTAAGGAATTAAATGCCGCAACGCCATTCTGCCTTACTTCATCTAAAGCAGTGCTGGTAAATCCTAAGGTTTCGTTTGCCCCGCTCAACTGCTCAATGGATTTCTGAACGCTTTGTGTAAACTCTAGGAATTTCTGAGACCCGCCTTGAGGTGCCATCGAAGCGGTAACAGTTATTTCATCCAGCAAATCCCGAAAGGTCTCAAAAGTTGAAACGTCACTTGAGTCTAAGCTCGCAGCGCCTTTCAATAACTTTCCTGCCGCTTCTGGTAAAATACCGAATCTAGCAACAAGGTCTTCTATGTTGTCGGCCAGTATCCTAGTGGACGCACTGGCTTCTTTAGCAAACCCTTTTCCTGTAAAAACATCAGAGGCAGTTGTTCCAGCTTTTTCAAGCTGACCCAAAAGGTAGGCAGATCCTTTTAACCTATTGTCTAGCCCGTCGTAATCATCGAGGCTGTCAAGAATTGCGGTAGAAGTTAGCTTGATTGCGTTCCTAGCTTCGTGCTGCGACCTTATTAACTCTGCCATTAATGCGGTTTTAGACCTGTCAGCAAAGACCTGCAAGCGGTCTGATAGCTCAAGGATGTTGTTATCAGTCCTCACTACAGTCTTGTCTAACTCGTCCAAGGATTTTTCTAATCCCTCAGCCCCGTCTGAACTGTCTCTAAATGCAGTTACTAATACGCTTCCTATCAAAGCTCCGAAAGCGACCAACGCCCCAACAACAGCTCCGCCGGGGCCAAAGATTGATAATATTTGCGGTCCCTGTTGGGCCAAAATAGTTAAACCAGCGGTGCCAGACTGAGCTTGGACTGCAACGTCTTGAAGTTGAAAGGATAGTTGCTGGGTTGCTCCTCGCATTGCGCGAAAGCCGCCTCTAGCTTCCTTATGTACTTGTGCAGCGCCTCTAACGGCTTCGTTTGCTTCTTCCTGCTGCTTCTTATAATTTTTTTGAGCAGTCTCGTTCTTTTTAGTTTCTTCCTTGTACTTCTTAACCGCATCTTCGGCTTTGTCGGCATTGACGCCCAGCTTCTGAAGCGCAAGATGTGCTTCTTTGATGCCCTTAGAGGTGACTCTTATGTCTAAATTTGCGTCAGCCATTCTTATTTGCCTCTACCCTTTGGGCTTGGTCTAATTCGACGATTGTATCTATCTCAAAAAGCGTTAGCTCCCCAAACATCTCCATATAATCTTTTATATGCGTGTAGCTAATTGCCTCTCCAGATGCGTTCTTCAACCGAACAAACATCAACCAAAGATATGCAAGCTCGTCCCGTAGAACGGGTGCGGCTTGCAATTCTTTAGGCTTGCGTCCCAGCGTCTTCTCGACTTGCCTCAAGTTTTCAATACGGCTAACTTTGGAGTCTTTATCGTAGCCAGAGGCCCAAAACTGCCACTGTGCATACGATAAGATTTCGTCAGTTAGCCCTTGGTAAAATTTTGGCGCTGGCTAACAAAAGTCATAACCTGAGTTGCTACGTCAGGCGATTGATCGTAAATCTTTTTGGCTGCTTCAGAAGAGAAAGGAACGTCTTTCGCGTCCTTACCACTTCCTTGCTTCAAGCCCTTCCAACCTATCGTCACTGCGACCAACAGGTTCGTCATGCTGTCTGCATCGTCAACCTCAAGATTTGCTCGATTAGACTTTAGTATCGCTTTCCTAAAAGTCTTTGAGTCTGGCCCCCTAACTATAAAAACCACATCTGACGGCTCGCCAGTGCTGGGGTTATTTATAGCTACCTCTCGGCCTTTTTCATGCTCATCCGCTGTATAAAAATCATTAATATCCATCCTTCCCTCACTTTCCTTGTTTACCCATCGGTTCTGGTAATCTGTAGCTGGCTACTGATTCCGGAGTTAAATAACGCGATAAAATCTAACGTAACCGTAATAGCTCCTGCTCCACCAACCTCTGGATTACCGGAGTTGTACTTCACATTTGGCATATTAAAAACGTAGTCATTCCCAGCGGCGTCAGTCAAAGTAAACGTAATTGCTGAGGAAGTTTCGTTAATAAACTTGTCAATCAGTGTAGTGTTCTCAAAGTATGCGGTAATTGACCCTGTAACTGTCGATTTAGCTAGTGGCGGCTGTAACGTAGTTGAATCGCCAACGACATATTGAGCTTCCATTCCGTTCTCGATATTCAGCTCAAGAGCGGTCACAACTGCAATACTTGATCCGCCTTCGGTAATAGCTCCAGTGAAGCTGTCGAACGGGTCTGTAGTCGTTGCCGCTGGGTAAGTTGCGCCAGTGATAGCTGTTCCCGCAGTTGTTAGGTCTTTACCGATAACTGAAAATGAACCCGTAACCATTGAATTAGGCGCAACCGAAAGGCTCATGCTGTTGAAAGAGCAGCCAGTTGATCGGATATATTTATTTATATCTTCGTGGTGACGTTCAATGGTAAAAGAGCGAGAGGTTGTGCTAGGCTTAAGGACATCTGTAGTCCATGTTCCGCACATTACAGCCTCAAGCAAATCGTCAAAAGACTCATAAGAAAGCTCGAAGTTGATATCGCCTGATACCGCCTTATTGCCGTGTCGGTAATGAGCAATCTGTCGATCCTCTCGCAATTCTTCCGACTCGATAGCATCTTTAGATAACCCTAAAGTTGTGCCTGTGTGTCGAATAGCCTTGAAAGCTGGAGTGGCTGGGGTCGTTCC